TTTGTGCGCCCTGGCCGCTGCGGGTCTGTTTTTCCACGGCTGGCACGTGGCCTCGGTCCGCGTGCTGGCCGCCCTGATGCTGGGGGCCTGCTGGGCCGGGCCGGCCGTCACGGCCGGGCCGGCAATGGCGGTGGCGGCGGCGGTGGCGGCCGGCTATCCCGCCATGGTCTGGCACCTGGCCCGGCTGCCAGCCCCGGCCGAAATCAAACGCATACGCCAGGCCGGCAACGGCCAGGGGCACCGCCATGGCCGGCGCCAGCACCACCAACCCGGTGGCCGTGCCGATTGCCGCCGACCGGCTGGCGCTAAGCACCACCCCGTACAGGCAAATCACCACGGCCACGGCACCAAAGGCCCAAGGGCCGGTAAAAAAACAGTCCAACCCGATAAACACCCCGGCCATTTGCACCCAGCCAAAGTGCAGGCTGTTGCCCTGCAAGCCGCCGGCGGCATTGACCGCCACCACCTGGATCCGGCCGGCCCGCCGCAACACTTCAATCAGTGTGTCGGCGCAGATCACCGGCAGCGCCCACCACAGCCCGGCCCCCTGGCAAACCATGCCGGCCAGCAACACCAGCGCGAAACTGGCCGCCTTGGGGCCGGCGATATCGAACCGGGTGCTGGCCGCGGCCCGCACCACCCACCAAATGGCCAGAAAAACGCCGGCCACCGGCACAAGCACCGGGCCGGTGGCCGCCGCAACCGCCAGCACCAGCAGCGCGCCGGTGTCGGCGGCCGCGTTGCGGGCGCTGTTATACGGCCAATACAGCCACCCGCACACGGCCGCCACGGTGCCGGCCACCCAGAGGCCTGCTACCGGCGCCATTGGTCACACCCCGATGATCAACATATCGATGGAGGCGGCCGCCGGCGCATCGGAAGCCCCGGTCAACTCGGTGCCGCCGTTGTAGATGCGGATCTTGTGGTTGGCGGCATCGTACTTGTAAAGGTATCCGTTGGCCGATGCGCCCATGCACACGCCCGCATGTGCTTGAATTTTCAAGCCAAAATGGCCAATGGCGGGCAAAGGCACCCCGCCGGTGGGGTAGGTCAGCGTGCCGTTGCCGAAAGCCACGGTGGCCAACGTGAACATTTTTTCGCTTTCCGGCACCAGGTCCTGTTTGTCGCGCGACAAGGTGACGGTGACATTGCTGGAAGTAAGATCGGCCATGGTCCCTCCCTGTCCCGGCGCCTTGGTTAAGACGGCGCCGGGCAGCAGCTGTGTGACGGATCCGCCGGGGCCCCATTGCCCCGGCAGCCCTGGGGGTTATCAGGTGGTGGCCGACAAATTGGTCATGTTGGCCAGGGTTTCCGGATCGTAGCTCACCAGCAGCAACGGCCGGAAATGGCCGGTCGGCGTGCCGGATGCCTTCTGGGTGATCTGGACCACCACTTCCTCGCCGGCGTTGAGCACGGTGCCGGCGGCCACGGCGTCGTACAGCACCGTGCCCAGGGCCGACGTGCCGAAGTTGAACTCGGCGATGTCGCCGTCCCCGCGGTCGGTGTCCGTGCCCGCGGTGGGCCGCAGGTCGAATTTGACGATAGGGGTCGTGGCCGACCCGGCGCACACCTCGGTCACCACGGCCTGGGCCCGCACCACCACGCAGTTGAACGGCACCTGGAACACGGCAACGTCCGCGGGGGTCTGGTCCAGATCGATGCCCTGCACATCGTCGTAATCGATGATGTAAACCGGATCCAGGGCCTGATGGAGTCGTTGGGTAAGCATGTTGGCTCTCCTTTGTCTTGAAATGGCGCCGGCTGCTCACCGGCGCGAATGCAACGCTGTCAACACCGTTTTTTCGGCGGCACTTACGCCGAGCAAATGCGGATCACCTTGGCCTCGCCGTCGTTGGCCGTGTCCCAGGTGACCCCGAAGGCCACCACCCCGTACCAGGCCACGGCATGGCGCCGGCCAAAATCGCCCTGGTAGTTGGGCTGGGCCCGCAGCTCGGGAAATTCCACCTCGACCCGGCTGACCGCCTCGTCGCCGAAAATCGCCCCTTCGCCCAGCACGCTGCCCGTGCCCACCCCGTTGGAAAACGCCCCGGTGTTGGTCACTTCCACGAAGCGCACCTGCTCGGCCTGGCCCACCTCGGAGCGGTAGATCAGATCGCCCTTGCGCAAGTACTGGTGCCAGCGCTCGAAGCGCCGGTCGTTTTTGATCCCGCGCAGCGCCTTGGTGGCCATCAGGGCCGCATAGGTGTCCCCGTTGTAAAAGGGCACATGCAAATCGTTGGACATGTAATCGCGGATCAGCTCCACGTGGGCCAGGGTGAGGTTGGCCAGGGCCGTGGTGGAGGCCGTGCCGTCGGTGTCCCAGGTGCCGCCGGTCAGCGAGGTGGGGATAAAGCAGACCTTGGCGGCCTTGAAGGCATCGGCCGCGGCGTTGTCCATCACCTCGTTCATCTGGCGGATCAGCAGCTTCTGGGCCTTTTCCAGCGGGTCGTAGGCCGACAGCATCACGAACAAGTTGTCCACCTCCACCCCGCGGCCCCACTCGGACACGGTGATGGCGCGCGTGCCCATCTGCAACTTGTCGATGGGGATCCGGGTATCGGCATCCAGCACCGCGCTGGTGGGCGTGTCCAGGGCTTTGTAGTAGGGGATCGTCACGGTTTCGCCCTTGCGCTTGCCAAAACCGGGCTCTTTGGTGGTAAATTGGACGCACTTCATGCCCTTGGCCGCGGCGATCAGCAGCCGGCCGGACAGGGCATGGTTTTTGTAAACACCGGATGGGGCATCAATTGCCCAAGTGGTTTCAGCCATCGTTTCCTCCTGCTAAACGACCCGGCGGTTGCCCATTTCCAGGGCATCGCCCAGGCCGATCGGTTTGGTGAAGTTGGTTTCGGCTCGGGGCAGGCCGACCATGCCCGACCCGAGCGGGGCTTGAATCTGCGCCGCAATTTGGCCCCGCTGTTCGGCCAGATAACGCACGGTGGCCCGCAGGGCCCCCAGCACCTGGTCGTTGAGCGGCACCGCAGCGCCGTTTTCATCGTGGGTGGCCGCCGTGGTCAAAAACCCGGCCAGCACGGGGTTGTTCGGCTCGATCCCGGCCTGGCCGCAATACTGGTTGACCAGGTGGTTTTTTGTTTGGCCGATGGCCCAGGCCACCTGGTCTTTGAGCGGCTGGCCATCGTCGGCCCGGCCGGCAAAATGGCGAAACACGGCATCGGTTTTAAAATCGATGCCCGCTGCCGCCGTGGCCGCGGTCACCGCTTCGATGGCCACCGCTTGGGGGTCCTCGTCGGGCAAGCCGGCCGGCCCCGGTGGTGTTGTGGCTGCCGGCCCCGGGGCCGCGGCCACGAAGGCGCGGATCTCTTTTTCCGCCGCGGCCTGGATCCGGGCCACCGCCTGGGGGTAATCGGTTGCTTCCGGGTCGAGCTTTTCGATCTGGTTGAGCGCTTCGGCCCGGCGGTTGATCTCGTATTCTTCCACCTGCTGGGCCCGCTGGGCCGCCGCCGCCGCGGCTTCCGCGGCCTGCTGCTCGGCCCGGATCCGGGCCAGTTCCTGTTCGGCCTTGGTGGCCCGCTGCTGGAAATACCGCACCCCGGCCTCGGCTTCCTCGTGGCTTTTGTACCGCGGCGCGGCCGCTCTGGCCGGTTCCGCGGGCTTGCGGCCATCGGGCAGCAAATCCTCGGGCAGCACCACCGCCGGCGGCCCGGTGTCGTTCGGATCGCCGGGGCCGGCGGGCTCCGTTGAAACCGGCGCGACATCGCCGTCTTTTTTTGCCGGTTCCGTTACCGCAGGGCCGGCCGCCGGAGCAACCGGATCCACCACCACCTCGTCGCCGGCCGCCGACAGCATCACGTCGGTGACCTCATCGCCGACCAGGGCCTTGTCAAACAGGTTCTGAGCGTTTTGCTCCACAGCAGGTGTCGTCATAAGTTGTTCCTCCTGGCGCTGTCCGTGCGCGCGGGGGCCGTTACGGCGCTGTCCCGCGGCCATCGGGGCCACTGGTTGTATTGCCATGACCGGCTGCTTTCCAGTGTCTGGTGGTTCTGGCGATCAGCGAATCGATGGCGTTTGCGGCTACGGCGGTTTTTTGATCGATGCGCCGGGCCACCTCCAATAGGGTTTTTGCCTGCAAGTCGGCCTGGATCAACTCGTTGATCCGAAATTGCAGCATGCCGACAATCTCTTGTAAAAACACCTGGCCGGCGGGCCCGCTGGCCGCAGCCATCCACTCCAAGGCCGCAGCATCGGCCGCGGCCGACGGGCCCGTGGGCTCTTGTTCCCCGGTTTCAACGGGCAGCAACGTGATCGGATCGATGGCCCCGCCGCGCATCATGGCGCACCTGCCGGTTGGCCACCGCCGGCCATGGCCGCTGCCGCGATCCGGTCGGCCAGGTCCATCTGGGCGTGCTGGCCGCTGAGCTTGTTGGCCATGTCGTTCATGTGCACCCCCTGGGCGTAGGCCGCGTTTTCCGCCGCAGCGATCGCCACGGCGGTCTGATCGTCCACCAAAATCCCTTCGTCTTTGACATTGGTGCGCTTTTCCAGCCCCTTGAGCACGGCATAGGGCCGGATGTACGGCGCGCTGCGCGGCTGGCTCATCAACGGCACCCAGGTGCGCAGCAACCCATCCAGGGTTTCGGCATCGCGCATCAAACTGGTGATGGCCGACACGGAAAACCGGCCCGTAAATTTCGGCAGGTTTTCCAGCTTGCCGTTTAGCCCCACATCGATACCCAGTTGCTGCACCAGCTCGGGGGCCATCTGCCGGTAGTCGGCCAACGTGGCATAGGTTTGGATCGTGTCCCGGATGGCCGCGAGCAGCCACACCGCCCCGGCTTCCAGATTGCTTCCCATCAGCGAATAGATGCCCTGGGCCTGGGACAGGTTCTGGGCATGCTCGCGGGCCGTGACCGCGGCCCGGTGGCCGGGCAGACCGGCGATGACATCGGGCATCATCGACCCGCGCTGAAAAAAATCGTCGTAGTTTTTGATGTTGGCCAGCACGGCCGCGGTCATGTCGCGCCGTTGCACGGCCCGCACGGCCTGCTGTCCGTTTGGCCCCATCTTGGTGATAAAATCCCGGCCCGGGTAGCGCACCACGTCTTGCGGATCATCCAGCAGGTCCACGCAAATCTCATGGGGCGGATTCACCAGCCACTTGAGCGCATCCTCGTGCAAACACATTAAATTGTTCATCGCCTCCCAGATCCGCTGGACCCCCTTGAGCAGGCCCCGGCCCCCGAACCCGAGCAGATCCGGCAGCGGGGAAAACCCGATCCCGGGCCAGCGCAGCACCGAATAGCCCGGCACGCGCGGCGGGCCGATGATCCGCTCGCCGGCCATCGTCATGGTGGCCGATGGCAGCAACAACCGGCCTTGCGGGTCGATCACCTGCCCGTAAAACTCGCGGGTCTGAATCAGGGTGCGAAACTTGGAGCGCTGAAAAATTTGCTGTTTGCGCGCCGCCACGGCCTCGGCGCTCATCAGCGCATCGGCCTGGTCCGTGCCCGTGCAATTCTTGGCCCGGGCCACCGCCACGTATTTGCCGGCCGCTTCGCCGGCCAACAACAAATGATAATCCAGCCACTCGGTGTGTATCCAATACAGCCCGCCCTGGGGATTTTCCGGCGGGGCATCCGGATCGCGCGCGATCTTCCACGGCTCCACCCGCACCAGTTCCAGGCCCTGGCCCGGCACCCACCGGGGAATCACCTCCAACGACTGGCCCACGGCCAGGCCCATGGTGGCCGCGCTGGTGAATCCGCCGGGCAGATTGCCCCGGCCCGGGGCCGTGGCCCAGCGCATCACCGCCAGCCAGAATTGTTCCGCCGGACCGGTCATGTCATCGATGGTGACCGACTCCGGGGAAAAGGCCCGTTTCAGGGCACTGGCCCCGTACATCACCGACTGATACGGTTTGGGCACGATGATCCGGCTTTGCCAGAACGCTTTTTTGGCATAGGTGGAGGGCTCGTCCTCGTTGAACACGCGCCAGCAATCGGCCCAGGTGCGGCGCACCTGCTCGGTGGCCTTGACCGACGTGGCCAGACAATCGGAAATGTAGTCCACATAAAACTTTTCGTTTTCAACGCTGTAGGCCCGGGCCGCTTCTTCGCGGGCCGCGGTTTCAACATCGTCGAACCCGTCAGCCCCGTCGGATATGGCCCTTGCCTGGGAAAGGGCAAACGAATCAGCCACCGAACACCTCGTTGTAGTTCGCGTTGAACCGGCGCAGCGCCCGGGCGGCATCGCTGATGGCCGCCAGCGGCTTGGCCCCGCCGCCCCGGTGGCGGTTGCCGAAAATCCGGTCGTAGTTTTGGCGGTAGGCCGCACTGGTGCGCCCCGGATTCCAGTCCGAGGCCTTGGCCGCGCACCCATCCTGGCACAGGTTAAGATCCGGCGCCCCGTCCCAGCCGTCCGCCGTTGCGGTTTCCGCCCCGCAATGGGTGCACTTGAACACCTGTTCGCCGGCTTCGTGGGGCCCGCCCCGCCGCATTTCCCAAAAACAATCAAAGCGTCCCATTGCTGCTACCCCCAGCGTGCCGCTTGGGCCACCATGCGCGGGTCTGGGGCCGGCGCCCCGCTGGACCCGTAGCCCTGGGCAATGGCCATGGCGGCGGCTTGCAGCCCGGCCTTGTTGCGCCCGCCGGCGCGCGCCTCGTTTTGCTCATACGGAAACACCTTGGCCACGCCGTAAGCCATGGCATCGCCGATATCCCCGTATTTGTCCTTGACCGGCTTGACCCCGATCACGTTGCCGGAGTTGTCCGTTTTCCAGTGCCACCCGCCGGCCAGACACCGGTGGACCAGGTGGGCGGTGGATGAAATTTCGATCTGGGGGCCGCCCCCGTTGGCCCGCATCATCCGCAACGCGGTGTTGAGCGGGCGCACCCGGCCGGCCGTTGTGATCGGCCCGGCTTCAAAACGCGGGAAAAACCCTCTTGGGCAGTTGGCAAGCTCGGACTCGATCATCCGCGCCGTGGTCACGGTCACGGTGGACTGGTCCGGGTTGCGCATGGTGGGATCCCCGATGTCCCGCCACTCATGGATCAGGCCGGCATACTTGGGGCCTTGCAGCAGCGGCAGCACCTCGTTGACGATCAACTCCTTTGGCCCGATCCCGCTGCCCAAACAGCAGTGATGGATCCGCAGCCAATCCGGCCCGATCAACTGGCCGATCAGGCACACCGGATGGGTCCACGAATCCCAGAACCGCATCCCCAGGGCCCCTGGCACCACGTCCAGCTCGCGGCCGGCATAGTGCACCGACGGGTTGTAGGCCGGGGTGACGGGCTTGCCCTTGAGCGTCGGGGCCGCGATACCGGACACGTACCGGCTGTATTTGCCCGGATCGTCCTTGAATGCCGCCTTGGCCGCGGCCCGGCTCAACATCCCCAGGTGGCGGTTTTCCCCGTAGGGGATTTTGAAGGACTCTTTGAGGATCGACACCCCGGTATCGGCATCGTGAAAATACACCCGCGGCGCGTTCATCAGCGCCTCCACCCAGTGGTCTTCTTCGGCCGGGTTGTGGGTGAGCTGGACACGCAGGGGGTAGTTGTTCTGGCGGCTGGCCCGGGCGATGCAAAAATCAAACACGCTCTTGGGCAGCCCCGCGTTGGCCTTTTGCTCCACCGGCGCGGGTTCTTCCAGCCAGATGATCGCCCCGTTGAACCCTTGCAGCTTGCTCATCGAGGCCGGGTCATCGATGCCGAACAACTGCATTTCAACGGCCGGCTGGCTGTGGATCCGCATCTTGCGGTCATCGTCGTGAAAAGAGACAAAATCCCCGAAATAGCCCTTAATGTCGGGCACCGTATGGGACTGCAGGTTGGTATGGGTGTCCCGGATCAACGCGCCGCGGATATTTCCCCCGCAGCGCAGCGCATGGGCCGGCAGGGCCACCGCGCCCGCGTAGGTCTTGCCCTCACCGAACGGCCCGCCCAGTTGCACGATGTGGGCGGACGAGTGCACAAACGCGGATTGGGTCGGGCCCAGATCGAAGACCAGATCACCCATGGGTCGGCCTCACCACGGACAGCTTCAAGGGAAACGACGGGGCAACGGTGGGTTTTGACGGGTCAACCGGCGCATACTCCGCGGAGCGGTCCATGATCACGATCTTGCCCTTGCGGTCGTCTTGCAGGGCCCCCACGTTGCGCAACTTGGTTTCGATGGTCTTGATGGCCACGCCCATGGCCTCCACCCGGGCCCGCTGGCCCCGGTCGTCACGTGTGACGATCTCCAGGGCCTCGGCGATGATCTGTTTCACCACGCTTTTGCGCCGGTCCAGGTCAACGGCGTTAATCACCAGGTCGCACCACCGGCCAATCGCCCCGGCCACCGCCGCCTCGGCCTCGGCCAGCACCACCACCTTGTCTTTGGGCGCGGTTTCATGCCAGGCCTTGGCCTGGGCCTGGATTTGCTCCAGGTGCTCCAGATCGCCGGGCAAATGCTGCTCGACATGGGCGTCGAACATCGCCGTGGCCGTGGCCCGCACCGAATCGCGCACCTTGGCCATGTAGCGCTGCACCCCGGACTCGGACAACGGATGCCCGCCGGCGGCCAGCTCCGCAAAAATCCGGTGCGCGCTGTAACCGGCCAAAATCAGTGCATCGACTTCAGCGGCCAGCCCTAATTTTTCGACCTTGGTTTTCGTGTTCGCCACGGCCCCACCACCCATAGAAAGCCTAAACACAAACACCACTACTGATAGTGGTACGGATGTTACCACGGGTTTTGAAACCGGCCGCCCGGAACAAAAAAACCCGCGCCCCCGCTGATGGCGCAAGGGGCCGGGATCTTTTGTTTTTTTGACGTTTCAAATTTGCGTTTTTTGCGTTCGCCGCCCTTGACACCCCCTTTTTTTTGCGGCCCTCGCCCCGGTTGCCGCGCGCAGCGCCCCTTCATGGCCGGCCCTTGACACCCCTTTTCCCACCGCCGCCGCAAGGCCACTGTC